CAGAAATTTCCGATAACATTTTTACCGAAGGTTATGGGGAAGAAAGAGCTTACCGAGATGGTAAAGCTCATAGTGCAATAGAAATATTAAAACTTTTGAAAGGTATGACCAATGAGTGAAGCGTTGACCAGCGCATTAGCAAATGTTGAAGAGTCTTCTACTACAAACCCAACAGTAGAAGAAACGACGAGTGAGGCACCATTCCTAGAGACCCTAGTAGGGGATGGCAAAAAGTATAAAAGTACTGATGAACTTGCTCGGGCCTACCATCACGCTAATTTACATATCGAAGAACTGAAAGGTGAACTCGGTGAGGTACGTGGTAGCAAAGAAGCTCTTAGTGAGCTTATTTCTGAGATTCGCAATTCACAACCTGAAGAACGAGCGGAAGCACCAGCTACACCAGAAGTTGCTGTAGAACCTCAAGTCCAGACGGCAGATATAGCGAATATCGTAAGTCAACAATTAAGTCAACGAGAAGCAGAGGCAGTTAAACAAAAAAACGTAGCTGCATCTCTTGAGAAATTAGTTGGCATATATGGCAGTGAGGCGCAAGTCAAAGCTGTAATCACTAAAGCAGTGAATACTGACCCGGCTGCTCAAAAAACTATTGATGATTTGAGTATGTCGAGTCCTGACCTTACTGTTAAATTCGTTACTGGGTTAGTTCAACCAACTGAACCTACTATTAATAACCCGGGAGTTGAATCCGTACAGGAGTCACCTATTCCAATAAACGGGGTACTTACTTGGGCACAATGTCGTGAACTCAAGAAATCAAACCCTAAGGAATATAGTACTCCTGCGTTCCGACAACGGATTGAGGCGGCTGCTGCGGCAGCGGCTGAACGCGGTGAAGACTTTTTTGCAACCTAACTAAGAGGAGACCAAGATGGCTCTTGATACATCTAACAACTCCTCGTTGATCCGTACAGCTTTATGGGCCAACGAGGTGAAGGATGTTCTGCAAGAGGAGCTAATGCTGGATGCTCATTGTCGATGGATTACTGAGTTTCCCGATGGCGACACGCTGAACATTCCTACACTGTCAGAGATGACGGTGCGTAACTATAGCGAGGGTGCACAAGTCACTCTTGACGACCCAACTACGGGTAACTTTACGTTGACTATTGACAAGTACTATCAGTCGGGCTTTAAGATTCCTGAGAAGTTCCGTCACGATAGTTTCTACGTCCAAGTCGCGGAAAGTAACTTTGTCCAAAAACTTACTCGTGCTCTTATGGAGCAAAAAGAGTCGGATGTTGCTAACTTGCAATCAGGACAAACGGCGTCTAACCCCAACACAATTGATGGTGTTGACCACCGTTATGTTGCTACGGGTACGAACGAAGCCATTACTCTTGCGGATATCCAAAAAGCTAAACTAGCTTTGGATAAAGCATCTGTAATGCGTGGTAACCGTCGTGCATTTGTTGATCCAAGCGTGACATATCAGTTGCAACAAATTAGCAATGTCATCCAGCAAGACGTGTATGGGTCAAATGCCTTCGTTAAAGAAGGTATGAGCGGCACGGCTTATGTTGGACGTTTTGCTGGCTTTGAGCTTTTCGAGTCATTGTTCCTTGATAACAGTGTCACGGAAACTATTACTGCAACTGCTCCTTCTGCTGGTTCGGCTACAGGAACTAACGCTTTTGTTAATATGTTCCTTGGCGAAGAAGCATTTATTGGTGCAATGCGTTCAATGCCAGATATGGATGCTTGGTATGACAACAACACTCGTTCTGACGTATACCACGTGACGATGAGGTACGGAATTAAAATCTTCCGTCCTGAGTCCTTGGTTTGCGTTTTATCTGAGTAAGGATAGAGGAGGTTTAGTACAATGGCGCAAGCTCGTACTCCTGCTGGTTCCGCTCAGTCGAGCGGTTCGGGTAAAAAAATTGATGACACGACTCAACATCCTACGGATATTACGTTCCCGGTTGTGCCATCTCGTATGAATCGTCGTCGGAATGGCGTTGTCACTTATCGTGTTGCTGATAAGGCTGACGCTTCTGCCGACTTTGTATATGGCTTTATTGCCGAGGACAATGGCAAGATTGAGTCCATTCGTTTTGAGAATGGTGCCCAAGCATGTGATGGTTCTCATGGTTATGAGCTACAGTTTATTAACACTGACAATGGTGACGAGGTAGTAGGATACTTCGGATTCGGGTCTGGTACGGAAGCTGCTAAAGCTACCGATAAGGACACGGCTGTTGCAGCTAATGCACTGGGTGAATTGGTCAATACTACCGCAAAGAACTTTGGCAAAGGGCATTTCGTCCAAGTCACTGCTGACCGCGATGGTACGGCTGTTCAAGCAACTATCGACATTGTTGTTTCTTACAGCAGTGAAGGTATTGCTGACGACTAAGGTGTTGGGGGGCTTCGGCCCCCTTTCATCCTGTTTAGGAGAATATAATGGCGACTGCACACTCTACACTTACTGGAGCCGACCTACACGAACCCAAGGGTGTAGCGGCTGCTAACGCTGACCAAATTTATATCGCTAATGGGTCTGGTAGCGGTGCTTGGACTAACGCAGATAACAACATCTATCTTCAATTAGAGTTAGATGATGTTAGTAGCGCATCCAGTACTTGGCTACCTTCCCCTTGCACAGGTACTATATCTAAAATTCAAACTATATTACACGGGGCTATAGCTGGCTCTGATGCTACTATCACATGTGAATTAAACGGGTCACTAGTTACAAGCTCTTCTATTACAGTAGCTCAATCTGGCTCTGCGGCAGGTGATATAGACTCTTCTACCCCATCGGGGGCAAATACGTTAGCTGTAGGTACTAAAATTGAAGTTATTACAAGCGGTGCATCAACTAATGCTGTGCGCCTATCTATTGTACTAACTATTACCCCGACCTAAGAGGTAAGACATGAAACTCACACTACTTCAAATTGTACAAGACATGCTTACAGCTACAGACGCTGAGAATGTGTCTAGTGTGGGTGAGACAGAAGAAGCAGGTATGTGTGTAAACATAGCTAACCGAGAGTTTGAAAAACTTATCTCAAAGTATCGGTGGCGTCACACACGTGCTTTTGGAAAACTAGATACTACGTCTAATAACCACGAGATGAAAATACCTACTACTGCTATCGCTATTGTGCACGACCCTGTATACTACAAAGGCGATAGAGTTTACTATATGGACCCGGATAGATTTTTAGCTTATACTATTGAGCGTAATACCTCTGAAAGTAATATAGCGGAGGTAAATCATGTTAAAGTTTATACGGATCGTAACCCACAGCACTATACATCATTTGATGATGAAACAATAGTGTTTGACGCATACCCTACAGCAAGTGGATTAGTATCTGATGATTTCGATGTCATGTTATACAATCATCCGACAAGCAGACTTACAACAGACAGCGAACTCTTTGATCTCCCTTCGCAAGCGTTTAGTGCACTTGTTGAAAGGTGTGTATCTGTGGCTATGCTTGAAATTAAAGGTGATAGCCAAGGTGCACAAATAAAGAAACGATCTGCTGATAATGCAGTTGCTTCACTTTCTCGCAATGCAAGATTAGTGGATGTACCAGATGATCGCCGTAAATACATTGTTACACGGCGTTCTGCTCGTAACACATTCAATAGAACTGAAAGGATTATGCCCTAATGCAACCTGTGGATTTAACTAAATTTCCTAATGGTTCTGGGTGGCATGTTATACATGACCCCAATAACATGGTCTATAAGATAAAGTCAGAGAAAGGACAAGTTAAAAACCAAGTATATACACAACGTCGGTTTGCTGAAAAAGCTCTTTACGACTACCTTGAAGAAGTATCTAAGCCCCCGCAAAAAGTAGGTCGTCCTAAAAAAATTGAGGCGTAATGTCTACTAGAAAGTTACAACTCCCTGTTGCTGG